CAAGGTCGTGGAACCCGCACCAGAAATTGCCGCACAACTGCCATAGCCAACTCTGAACACACCATTTGTGCCAGTAGCAACTTCGTAAATCACCAGCATACCAACACCAAGAGTGGTAGGGTTTATTACAATAGAAGCATCATCAGCTAAAGTTACGTTAGTGGCGTGATTGAAAAACCCATAGTCTCTGTTTTTACTGTCTATCTTGCCAGTTGCAGTAATGGCAAATGTTTCGTTAACATCCGCATTTGGGCTAAAGGCTAGACCAGAGGTTCCACCTTGAATTGTAGATGTTTTGGTTCCATCGTAAAATTGCATAGCAACTTCTGCGTCAGTGCTTTCCAAGCGAAACGCAGTGTTAGTAGCACCAGAATTGACGGTGAGTGTCCTTGATGGCGAGGCAGTGCCAATACCAACCCGATTATTAGTGCTGTCAACTTTAAGGGTGCTAGTGTCAACGGTTAAGTCACCACTAAACGTACCACTAGTAGCCACTAACGCTGTGTTAGCAGGGTGCGTTACTGTTTGTTGCGCTTTACCTTGAAATACCACATAGAAGTCATCAGAAGCCGCAACAGTGCCTGTCATAGTCAAGATAGTGCCAGAAACCGTATATGCTACCGAAGGCTCCTGACGGACGTTATTGACAAAAACCTCTAACTCCCCCGGCGCTCCAGCAGGGAAATCTAAAGTAAAAGTAGTTCCGCTTTGAGTGCCAAAGTCCTGATAAGCTATATTGCTATAAGCTTCGGCAGGTTCATTACCTAGATACGGCATCAGGTGATCTCCATAATACTCAAGGTCACATCAACACCAGCCGTGGTGTCGCAATCAATTTCCAAAAAGTCTGTGGTCTGCAAGACAACTTTATTGCCAGCAAGAAGCTCGACACTAGATCCAACGGGAATGGGAACATCTTGAACCAACAAAACTGGTTGATTTGTTTCCACATCTGCTGTGTTAGTGTTTAATCTAACAGACGCAGTAACCTGAGAATCTTTTACATTGCAAACCATCAGACCCAGAACAATAGCTGTTGTAGATGAAGGTGTCGTGTAGAATGTGTCAAAATTGCCTGCGGATGCGGGAGCCGCTGCGTCAGTTTTTACCTTAAAAGTGTTTGCCATTTTTCTATCCTAACGCAATTGCTAATGCCGTGGCTTGACCGTCAATAAAAGTGGTGCTTGTTGCCATCGTTGATGTGTAATCGGTCACAACCGCACCAGAACCTGCACCATTACAATGTATAATCCTAGACTCTCCAGCAGCCACAGTTGCATTCGCGCCACTGCCTTGTGAGAATACTACAGATTGAGCGGTGTTGTTGGTAACAAAATAAATCTTTTCTGCGTCATTCGGAGCAACAGTTATGGTGTGTGTTGCAGACGGAGAGCCACCGCAAATAATCATTTTGTTCATACCGTCTGTAACAGAGCCGTCTGTAGTGGTAAGATTTGAGCTTGTGCCAGACAAGTTAAGTGTCACAACCCCGTTTAAGGCTGTGTCAATAATATCAAAGTTTGTGTTTGTGGTGTCACCCCAAGTTCCCGACTGTTCGCCAGTACCCGGTTTTTCAATACCTGTTCTAGTGGTGTATGTACTAGCCATTTATGCGACCTCTTTCCAATCAGCTACCTGACTTGGTGTTATATCACTCCAAATATCGCTGTCAGGCGGCGTTATATCTGACCAAGAAGCGACTTGATCGGGAATTATTTGTCCCCATATGAACACAATACCAATATTTCCGCTCGCTGACAATCCTGTAACGCCAATTGCCATATCATCCACTTGCGGACGGCCTGCTATGGTTTGACCTACAACACCGTATGCAATGGCAACGGCTACGCCTTCTGCGGTTGCGGTGCCTATCGCGCCTGTAGCAGAAACACCTGTCGGGAAGACGTTGGCTGTAGCAACAACTTGCTCGTCACCAAAGCCAATGTTTCCTGAAAGGCCTGTTTCCTCGACAATAGCACCACCTGCGGCGAGAGGGTTGCCTAAAGCTCCGGTAGCAGAAGCACCTGTTGGAGTTACCAGTGAAGTTCCTGTAGTTACAACTGATCCTACAGCAGTTGTGGAGGCAGACCCTGTAGCAGAAGCACCAGCCCCCGCAAATATAGTTGCAGACCCTACTGCGCTCGTGCCAGAAACACTTGGCGCAAGGAATCTACCACTTAACTCAATAAATGGAGTGCCTAAACCACCTGTGCTAGAAACACCTGTAACCGCAACAAGAGAATTTCCTGTTACGGCTTCATTACCTAGTGCTGTTGCTCCTTGGACACCAGTGACTTCAACGGGTAGGGCTTCGTTCCAAGGACCCTGACCCCAAGTGCCTCTTCCCCATCCCGTAATTTGAGTCACGGTCTACTCCGTTAAGCGATACGGATAATAGCGTTTGAAGCGTCCGCTGTTGGAAACTGGATAGTAAATGTTCCAGAAGTCGATGTTTTGTTTGCACCAAAATCAAGAACACAAACCGCTTTATCAGAGTTTGTGTCATTGTAGATCAACGCGCCACGAGCAGTGATTGTCGCTGTGGTGAAACTTAAATCTGCAAAATCTGTGATCGCTGTAGCGCCACTAGCTGATGGAGTAACATTAGTTAATGTACCGCCACCAGCGGCATAAGAACCACTGTTTGCTACCTCACCTGTTGTGGTAAAAGCTGTGGTTGCCGCACCAAGTGTAGCGGTTGTGCTGGATTTTCCCCCACCCCCGATTGCATACAAAGCCAACTTAAAGCTGTTACCTGAACTGTTTGTAAAATTGTGTGTACCTGTTAGGAGTTCTGTCTTAAAAGAGGTACACATTGCTTGAGTGATTGCCATTATAATCTCCTAATATATTCCGCAATGTCTTTATGACCTGCATTTCGCAAAGTCTGGCATATAGTACCACGCTCTTCACGTTTCGCCAAGTCTATGTAGAAACGCAATATTTCTTCAACTCTTCCTGCAAACGCTTGAGCCTGATCTTTTATAGCAGGCGGGGCTTCCTCTGACACATAAACGATCTTTTTACGAGCCATTTCAGCTATTTGATCTGAAGAAAGACCGCCCTCTTCTGACGTAGCAACGTCAATCGTACCTACATCTATTCCTGTTTGTACACTAATCATTATATGTCACTCCCGGTACATCATGTCTTCCTATAAGAACTGGGCCTCTTGCATCGAGTGCTTCTGGAGATGTCAGTTCTTCTTCTTTTTGTTGCGTATGTTGAGACTGAGGAACAATACTTATTTGACCATCTTGTATGGTTTGCACTAAAGGATCATCAAGTCTATGATATCCATATAGCTTTTCATTAGCTGGAACATTCGTGTCAAGAAACCCTGAAGTTTTTGCAGTTACAACTTTTATGCCTCTAGCCAACGCTATCGCGCACCAAAACTCACAACAAGCTCTCCCTGCCTCTGCAAAGTTTATGTTCTTTTTGTAACTGAAATCTATGCCAAACAAGTTGATTTGTTCAACTTTTTTGTGGATCGCATATGCCAACGTGTACGCCACTGTGTTGTTGAAATATGCATAGCCAACATCCTGTATAACTTTAGCCAAAGGATACAGTTCAATTTCTGGAACCCTCTCATCTAAGCAACAAGAATAAATAGGACCCTTATTAGGAGTTTTTAGTAAGAACTCTTGAGCAATGCCAGTCTGAGTTCCAGCCTTTATGTCATCTAAAAATCTGCTAGCAGGATCCATCATAAAAGTGCGATCAACATGCATGATCCCACCAATACTGTTTATGCCCCATACTTCATCAAATTTTGCTGAGTTGATTTTATTCATGACGTAATCATGAATGCTGCCACCCAACCCTAAAATGGCAACACTTTTACCTGCAAGATTTTTTTTCATTGTTTAGGAACTCTTGTTAACCCTATTCTGTAGGCGTCTGTATTTTCGACACCTTCTGCGTATATTTTAAGGCGTGTAACAGCCTCTACGAATCTTTTTTCATACATTTGTATGACTGCTGGTTCACCTTTCATAAAGGTGTATGCTTCTGTTAAACATCCATATAGAAGAGCATCTGGAGCGTTGTCTCCAAACCATGATGTGCCTGTGGTGGTTATTGAAGCAGGCCTGTAATAATAGTGGAGTTCTGTACTATAGGCTTGATCTGGAGTAGGCGCTATAATGAAGTTATTTACATCGAATACTCCATAATATTTAGGCTCTCCAATTACCGTGGCATTAGGCGAATACTCTTGCAAAAAATTAACGTCTTTTTGCAACAAAAATACATTTGAACCACTTTTTGTAAATGAAAGAGAAAATGTAGCAAGGTAATCCGCAGGAACAGCTAAAAACTTATTGCTCGCGGTCATATTGGCTGAAACATTTTTTCTAAAGTAATCAAGATCAACCAGCTTTAGAAGACGTTCTTCCGTGTTGCGTATAAAGTTATCCAGATTACCTACAAACGTAGTCTCATCGTTTTCCACGAAGTCTTGAATAGCTTGTTTTAAAGTTGTTGAGGTATATGTCATGGTGTATTCACCTGTCCGCCCATACCACTATGGTTTGTGCAATAGTAATACAATGTTGGTGCGCCAGAGGCTACTGTTATTTGAGTGTACGCCCCTGAAGACCCAGGAGTGCCGTTAGTAGTAACACCTGTGGTATATTGAGAGCCACCCCCATGCGTGCCATCAGAAGTTGTTGATAGCCTTAAAGGATGACTTGAATTACTACCGTCTGACTGATCGAACCTGTAAGTGCTACCCTCCGACAAACTGACGGTATCTTGCCTAACCCCATCAATGTAATATTTATTAGATCCAAGATAAGAAGCAACTGTAATGGTAAATGTTGCAGCTATACTGGGGCCTGTTCCAGAGGCCGTAACAGTGCCTATAGAACCTGTTGCAGAGACACCCGTTACAGTTGGGGTAACGATAGTAGTTGTAATTGTGACAGAACCTAGGCTGCTAGTAGATGAAACACCCGTGACTGAAACAGTTACGTTTTCAGTCGTAAGAACACTCACATCACCAAGAAAGCCTTTGGCAGGAACAATATGCTCGTATCTTATGGTAGTCAAACTAAAGATGGGGAACGTAATTGTTACAGACGGGAAGGGATTTTTTACATCTGGTCTGGGATCCCTTAGCGCCTGTGGATCAAGTGCTTTACGCCTTGGTTCAAGTTGAGGGTGCTTTGGTTCGTACTCGTCTTCACCAACCTTTAACCCGTTCCACTCAACTTTCATATTCCTCAAACGGTAACGAAATCCAGAACGATCAGATATTCCATAAGCATCTTTTCCGGAAGCATAGTTGCTCATTAGACTCTCAAATACTGAATACTAGGCTGCAACTTTAGAGAAACCCTGTCTTCGTCCTCATCTGCGGCACGTTGGAACTCTTCCTCGTACACCGTTTTTAACAACTGGATCCGATCCGGAGCTTTTTTCAAGGCAATGTAGTACGCCATTCCAGCAACTGCGCAAGGCAGAAAACGAAAAGGTAGTTCTACATCGTTGGTCAATGCATCAGCATCTTCAAGACGCCGAATGTAATAATACACAAGCTGATCAGTGCTGTTTTCAGGTGTAGGCCACATTGTAATCTGAGGTAGAACTTGACGATTAAAATAGAACTGAGACGGGCGCCCTGTAGTTGTTTTGCTCGGCACAGATAAGTAGTCGCCACGACTAATCTTGTTTATGTCGTAGTCTGTACCGCCACGCCGGATGACAACTTCAAGTAAATCCACTACGTCAGCAGTTAATGTTTCAGTAGCTTGTCCTTGAGTCAATGTTATCGTAGCTTGACGCACTGTCCAGAGATTTATGCCCCTGTTCGCCCAATCTGCGAACATCAAGTTCATAGATCGGCGCGCAGTGCGAGCGTCATAGCCGGTGCGCACTTCTAGTCCACACCGCTCATACGCTTCTTCGATAATGTCGGAGACATCAAGATTGAAGTCTCTTGACCCAGACGTTGTCATTACATTGTTCCTCTAGGCTTCCGTGTAGGAACAGAACCCTGCATCATGTTTCCAAGATTTTGCGCAAATAGCTGCGCTCTTTTTACATCTACATTGCCGCCCATCTGGTAACCCATAGCCATGGCTTTGCGTGGGCTGACCATGCCACCATCCTTGTAGCCTTTTTTGTTCTTTTTCATGCCCTTCATGACTTTTTTCTCCTTCTGACGGATTTAACTCTTTTAGGCTTGCCAGCAGGCTGCCCCAAACGCTTCTTCTGAGATATCCTACTCTTTTTTTCGCTTTTAGACAATTCACTGGCTGTCTTCGGCGTTTTGGATGAAACCCGCTTAGACGGGCGACAATAAGGGACACCACGTTTTTCACCCTTCTTTCTGCCACAAGGCTTACCAGTGCGAACATCCTTCCAATCTTCTTTAAACCAACGCTTGAGCGCCGCACCCTTTTTTGTTTTACGAACTGCCATTACGACTGCTCCACTGAACCCTTAGTTCTCTTTCGGCGCCTAGGCAAAACACAACCACAACCTCGAGCCACGGCGGTTCCCTTGACAGGTTTTCCTCTAAACTTTCTTTTTGGTTTAGTTTCAGACATTAATAGGTCTTACCTTTTCTTTTAGAAGAACTACTCTTCCTTTTAGTTGTTTTACTCTTTCCTCCAGTTCCCCAGTTCTTGGCTCCAACTTTTCTGCACTTAGCAATTGCTCCTGAAGCATACGCTGACGGAAAGACCTTATATCTTGCTTTAACTTTTCGGTAACATGCATCTTTTGCCATTGTCCCACCTTTAGTTATCTGTTGCGGTATAGAACTTCGCGAGATTGCCATCATATGTCCTTCCCGTAAACTCTTCCCACATTGGTCTAATCATGTCATGAAGCTGACTTACCTTTTCGTTGTTAGCATCCATCTTCATAGCCATGACCGCTACATTCTTATCAACCTCAATGAGAGTTGATGATATCCATGTGAGTCCCGTGACACACGCACCCACAAACGCAACAAAGATGGTTCCTGCTATAAACTGAGAGGTTAACATTTCCATCTCCGGCGTGCCGCGCAAATACGCTTCTTAGGCGTCTTCTTACAGCTAATATTGTTCGCCTTCATCTGTCCAGCAGATCTAGAACAGTATGACTTACGCCGTTTTGCAGCGGCAGAACCTTTTTTTACTTTTCCAGTAACCGCAGTCTTCAGCTTAGACCCAGGGTTAGCTCTACGATACGCCGCCACACCAGCCTTAGTCATCCCCGCTCCAGATTTAGTGGAGCGGAAATTCTTTTTGTTTCGTGCAGGCATCTTTGATGGTTTTCTAGCCATCAGCCAAAAAATCCTGTTATTGATGTAATGTTTGTCAGAGTCACATGACATTCATCATCAAAAATCATCCCATGATCAGGAATGCTGACTTGCGTATCATCTGAAGTATTAAACACCATGTCTAGCAAAGTCGCTCCACCACTGGCGTTCTTAAATACGACCTGTGGAGAACCACTAGACGCGGTCTTTACATAAAAAGCCTTCAGCCGAGTTCTGCCACCGTTTAAAGTACCGGTTGCCGTTGCTGTCTTGGCAAAAATAGAAGCAGCCATAATGCCCTCCTATTAAGCAAGGTTGTTGTTTTGCTGATACAGAATCGTAAAACGAACAAGACCTGCGTTTGTCGCAGCAGAAGCAGTTACAGTCAAACGAATGTCCGCTGTTCCAGTGTCTTGCCAAGCCAATGCAGCGCCAGCTTGTGTTGTTGGGTACTTAC